GTCTGATTCCATTGGCCCATCGCATGACTTCATACACTTTTGACGGCCTCTTCTTAAAATAAAGAGGTTTCACGCTTGAAGAACCCCACCAGTGAGATCCGCAGCTTTCCCTGAACATCGAAGAGTTAAAACTCTTCTTCGAGTTCATGGTGAAGCCTAAGAACTTGCAGTAGGACTCATAGAGGTCGAAGGCCGATGATGGTATTATAACATCATCACCGTAGACAGTGACCTTAGAGCTGCTCACCTTAAGGTATTCACATACCGACAAAGCGGCAGCATAAAAGATCACTGTCTCAAGCTCGAAGGTGAAGCCGTTTCCCATAGAGGAAAACTTCTCCCATAGTCGAGGTTTACCATCGACAATACCGTACTGGCTACGACTTGCATCCATCAACATTAGCCAATGTTGAGGAATTAAAACCTCAACTAAGACTTTTGCAATGGAATCACTGGCCGAGGAGAAGTCAACAGTTGCGAGCGAATTGTCGTAAGACCCTTCACGCGCAAGTTGCTGATTTCTCTCCCAACCAGTATCTAGGTCGATGCCATATGCCATCAACCTCTTTCGAAGCATTTGACCTATAGCTTTCTGAAACCAGAGATTAATTCCTGGCTCAACGGCTATAACTCGGTCAACGAAAGCGGTCTTTGGTACTGTTACTACTTTATTGCCTACTTCGAGCGACGGGAATCCCATCTGTGATAGATGTGACCCCCAACCCGGATAAGCAGCTGTTAGACTGCTGGCAATTAAAGCATGCAAGTCACGTGTTATTCCAGTTTCTAACTGGAACTTATTGGAAGGACTGGTATAAGGACCGGTAATTCTGGTACTTACTCCAGGTCCCCAATTAGCCTCTTCAAACACTTCCTCAGGTGAATACCCTTTCAAGATGCTTGAAATTTTCCGAATGGTTGCGTTAAGCAACCAAACGTTAGGCCCGTGGAAAAGCGGGTCTAAATCAAGCCTCCGAAATCGGGCGTTCGTTTCCCTACACTTCTCTTCGTTCTCTTCGAACTTGAGAAGTCCAGCTTTTGCCTTATCTACGCCGGTGTTAAGAAAAGCCGACTTCGATAAAAGCTCAGTGGCTAGGTAGGAACCTCGTGCGTCCACTTC